CTGGAGTTGGTCAACACCAATGGGCAATGGGCAGAGTAAATTCATTTGTAACAGGTAAAGGTGGAGCAAGAAAAGCAGATAAAAGTTTATGGAAAAAAGCAAGTAAATCTAAAAAGAAAAAATAAAATGACTAACATTTCATTCTTTAAAGCTCTTTTAATGAAAGAGTTAAATGAAAAAGATCTTCCTGGAAATCAAGAGAGAATAGCAGGAGCTGCCGAACCTAAAGATAAAATTACTGCTGCAGACTTTGCAGCACTTCGTGCTAAAAACGAAGAAGAAGATGATGATAGTGGTGGAGGAACTTTAAAGATTGAAAAAGAAGGTGATAAATACTATTGGACATGGAATCCTAAATCAGGAAAAAGTCAAAAATCAAATGATGGGTTTGAATCCAAAGCTGACGCACAAAGAGATTTTATGAGAAAATCAAAGTACATGAAGGAATCTGAAGGTCAAGATCATGAAGTATCAATGGCTCAAAATAGTCTTAAGTCTATTATAAGCTCAGCAAGTCAATTGATGAATATGTTAGGCCAAGATGAAAAAGATATTCCAGCTTGGATACAAGATCATATTACTAATGCAGAAAACTTTATTAATCAGGCTTCAAAGAATTATCATGAATATCATAACGGTGAGCATGATATGGATGAACTTCCAGATGGTACACAAGAAGTACCTGCAGGTGATGCAGAAGATTTAGACATGGCTCTTAAATCTATGATGGAAAGTGTTATCAAGCGTAAAAAAGCAAAATAAATAATGCCAGTGAGTAACCAAGATATATTAAAGACTATACTCTTACAAGAGTTAGATAGGATGGAGCCTGAAACTTCTACGTTTGAGGATGATCCTATGCAGTTCATATTGAAGAAGTATGCAGGACTTAAGAACACTCTTGAGTATCTTATGACTCCTTCATTTGAAGAATATATAACTGGTATATATGTAGTTGCTCCTAAGCCAACAACATTTAAAGTTGTTCTACATAATGGTCAATTCTTATTCTTACAGTTCATGGGTAAAGCTTATGAAGCAACTGTAGAAGGAAGAAAATACTATTTAATGTCTATTGGTGAGAAAGAAAGATGCATGATTGCAATATCAAGGCTTCTTAGGTTTGGTAATCCTTTAAAGACTAAAGGACCTGATGGAGCAGAACAAGCGACTAGAGATTCAGAAGGACCTTCAGAAGAAGCAGGACCAACTCCACCAGCAGAAACATCAGCACCAGAAGCAGGAGGAGAAGAGTTGACAGAGTCTAGGATATTAGAGAGTATTTTAACTAATTATGTATTGGAAGCAGAAGGTGAGCAAAAAAAATCTGTTCTTTTTGAAACGGCTTTAGTAATAGCATGGCATAAAATAAATAATAGAAAAATACCAAAAGGAGCAGTAAGTGATTCAGAAGTTAACCAGATAAATAGTAAATACCCAGATTTAATAAATAAAGCAAAAAAAGCTCTTATTGCAACAAATTTAACCGGTGGAGAATATGCTATATCTACAGGTAAACTTAGTGAGCCATTAACAGAGTTTTGGAGTTTTTATAAAGCAAAAAATAAGACATCAAAATCTGATGTAATAATAGGAGGTGCGAGAATATCAGTAAAAGCAGGACCGTCTCAATTAATGAGTGGAGTAAAAGAAGAAGCTAAGGCCACATTTTATGCAGCATTAGAAAAAACCCCAGAGTTAATACAAACAGAAGAAGTTCAAAATATTTTAAAACAAATAAATAAATTTGCTAAAGGAGGAAGAACCCAAGGAAATATAAGAACATCACTAAAAACAGGAGAAGATAAAGCTTTAAATACAGCAAATGCAGCAAATAAAAAAGCAATGGCTGCTTTAGAAAGTTTATTTGAAAATAATCCTACTTTTACAAAAGCATTTGTAATTGAAGCAATGTCTGGAGAAAAAAAATTTGGAGCAGATAGCCCTGCAACCGCAGAATATATTTTATCTGTAGATAAAAATTATGAAAATGCTAAACTTGTTAAAATAAAAAACGATTCTTACGCAAAAAAAGTAGCAGGACAAATAAAAGTAGATGTTAGATTTAAAACAGGATCTATAAAAAGTAAAGGAGAAAAAACCGGAGAGTACGGATATGCTACAGTTTTAGGACTCCAGTATAATCCAGAAGATATTAATGAAATAGATTCTAGTAGCATTAAAAATTTCTTTTCTAGTGCATGGAATAAATTAAAATCTTCATTATCATCTTTACTTAATTTTTTTATAGGAGATCCTGAAAATGTAGATGTAGATGTTGAAGGGGAGGATCTTGTAGATTTTTCTTAATTTATTCTAAAATAAATTTTTTTATTTCAATTATTTGTTGTATATTAGCCATAAATTAATAACATGGCAAAAAAAGATACAATCTATAGAACAATAAACACTATAGAAGGAACAACAATCCACATCTACGAAGACGAAAAAGGGACTACAAAACCACACTGTGCCACAGGCCCTGCTATCCTTTACTCTAAAGGACATAATAAGCAAGACGAATACTATTTGTTTGGAGTCAAGTACGATTATGATAGATGGCTAGAATTATCTAGGCCTTTAAGGAAAGTACTTACCAAAGAAGATTTTGTTGATTGATAAATATTTATAAGTAAATGTGCAACCATGTCATTTAACTTAAGAAAGTATTTAGTTGAAAACAATCTTACCATAATCTCTAAGATCAGAGAAGAGGAAGATATGGAGGTAGAACCTTCAAAAGATGATCTCAAACAATCTGAAAAAGACTTTAGGAATCTAGATAAAGATAAAAAAGAACTAGAAGATCTTAAAAGCCAAATAAAAAAGGCTATATATAAGTATTCAGATAAAGACGATGATGGTAAAATAAAAAGAGGTCCTAATGGTGAATTAAAAATAACAGATATGGCCGCATATAAAGAGGCTGTAGGACAAATTCCATACGATATACAAAGACTACAAGCAAAAATTAAAAGAATAGAAAACCCTAAATTAGATTCAGATGAAGAAGACAATTAGTATTGTAGTGATATGCCTTTTAGCTTTATTAGCAGTTTGGTATGTATTCATTTACAAAGCCCCTAAATTTGATACAAAACCTTTTGAACAAAAGATTGATTCACTTGAACATAGTATTGACTCTATACAAATAGAAAACATTCATTTAGAAGGAGCTATTAGTATATTAGAACAAGATAATGAATACTTGGTAGTTAAAGTGGTTAAGTTAAATGAAAAAGTCTTAGATTTGAAAGGTGATCTTAAAGACGCTAAAAATGCTTTAAAATATACTCCTACTCAAGTAGATAGTTTTTTTGTAGCTAAGTATCCTAACGAATACATTTTAGTATCTGAAGATACAACTCAACTTCCTTTAGAAGTAAGTAAAGCGGTTGTTGTTGATCTTCAAGAAGGAGAAACAAATGAGAAATTAGTAGTAGCACAAGACAGCGTTATAGTTACTTTAGATCAGTCTCTTAAGAATCGTGAAGAGGTTATTGTTAAGTTAAGAGACAAAGAAGCTAACTATATTCAAATAGATAAAGACAAATCAAGCCAAATTGACAACTATAAAATACAAGTTGATGGTTTGAAAACAGAAGTAAAAAAAGCTGATCGCAAACTTAAATTTGGTAGATTCCAAAAAGTAGTCTTAGGCGCTGTGATCTTAGGTTTATTAATAATCAAATAATGTCTGACAACCAGATATCGATAAAAGAAAAGATTAGAGAAGAGTTTGTCAAGTGCGCGACAGATCCTGTATACTTCATGAAGAAGTACTATATGATCCAGCACCCACAAAGAGGTAGGCAATTCTTTAATCTTTATCCGTTTCAAGAAAAGGTTCTTAAACTGTTTCAGAAACATGATTATTCAATCATAAATAAGTCAAGGCAGTTAGGTATATCTACCTTAGTATCTGCTTACTCATTATGGTTAATGCTCTTTAATAAAGATAAAAACGTTCTTGTTATTGCTACTAAGCAAGATACTGCCAAGAACATGGTAACTAAAGTAAGATTTGCTTATCAAAACTTACCAAGTTGGCTTAAGATAGGAACGGCTGAAGATAATAGACTTAGTCTAAAATTAGTAAATGGTTCTCAAGTAAAAGCAGTATCTGCTGCTGGTGATGCTGGTCGTTCTGAAGCTGTATCGCTACTAGTTATAGATGAGGCTGCGTTTATTGATAATATTGAAACTATCTTTACAGCTGCTCAACAAACATTGGCAACAGGTGGTGGTTGTATAGCATTATCTACTCCTAATGGCGTAGGTAACTGGTTTCACAAAACTTATACATCTGCTCAAGAACAACAAAATAGGTTTTTACCGATCTCTCTTCCTTGGACAGTTCACCCTGAACGTAATCAAGATTGGAGAGATGAGCAAGATACAATATTAGGTAAGCGTAATGCTGCTCAAGAGTGTGATTGCGACTTTGCCACATCAGGTAATACAGTTATAGAACCAGATATACTAAATTGGTATGAGCAGAATATGATCTCAGAACCAATAGAAAGGCGTGGATTAGATAAAGCATTGTGGTTATGGGAATATCCCGATCCAATGAAATATTATGCCCTGGTTGCTGACGTTGCACGTGGTGATGGTAAAGATTACTCTTCTTTTCACGTTATAGATATAGAATCTGTAACTCAAGTAGCAGAGTATAAGTCGCAAATAGATACTAGAGATTACGCTAATATAATATTAAGTGTTGCATCTGAATATAATAATGCCTTAGTTGTAATTGAGAATGCTAATATAGGTTGGGATGTAATTCAAACAGTATTAGAAAGAGGTTATAACAATGTACATTATAGTTATAAGCAAGATCAAAACATGGACTTTACCAAGT